CGCCGAGCAGCAGCGGCTCCGAAAGCCAGACGCCCGGAGTGGTGCACATCCCCTACGAGGAGGACGAGTCGTGGTCCACCGAGGGCGGCACCGCGCACATCACCGACGCGGTGTGGCGCTCCGGATCGGGCGGCAGCAACAGCCTCGGCGAGACCGTCACGCAGATCGACGCCAGCGATCCCGGCCCGTCCACGTTCAACGGCCGGATCGGGTGGAACGGCGAGAACGCCGAAGGGGTCGATGTGGTCCGGCCGGCGTTTTCATTCACGCTCAAGAAGCAGATCCTCGACTCCCAGCTCGACCTCCCGGTGGAGGGGGCGCTTGCGGCGATCTGCGCCGAGGAGTTCGGCGCGGTGCTGACTTACCGGCAGATCCTGATCGCGATGACCGGGACGGTGAACTCCGGCCTGTTCCGCGGCTGGTCGGCGGGGAACGTCCTTTTCGAGGGGGTCAGCTCCACGCCGAGCGTCGAATACGACGATGACGACGCCGAGTTCGACGCCGTAAACAGACGGTGGTACGCCGAACCGATCGTCACGCACAACATCACGTTCAAGTTCAAGTGCAATTTCAGCGCGGCGATTCCGGTCGGGGCGGGGACCACGGTCCAGAAGGAGGGGTTCCAGTACCTCTGGATATACAGCCGGAAACAGGACGACTCGACGACCGGCGTCACGCTCGAATACCCGCAGACGGCGGTCGTCAACGACGTTTACACGAAACGGAATTTCGCGCTCCTGGGGTTCTAAAATGGGTTATCTTCCGCACGTCCAGAAAGGCGAGGCGCTCTCGGCGCGCAAGGAGAACCAGCGGATCGACGCGATCAACGCGCTGGCCGACCGGCTCGACTCGCTCTGGCTCGGCGGCGGCCGGACCGGCGCGCTGCGGGTGACGGTCTCGAACGGGTCGAGCGCGGCGGTTCCCTCCGGAGGCGTCCTGGCCGTGACCGGGTGCCGCGCAAGCGGCTCGTTCGACAAGATGAAGAGCCTCTGGCTGAACGGGTCGATTCCGCTCTCCGGCGCGGCGGTGGCGCGCAGCACGGCGCTGCCGGCGCTGGCGCTCGAAGGGATTCCGGCCGGCAAGATCGGCCGCGCGCTCGTTCCGGACCTGCTGGCGGTGACCGCCGACGAGATGAGGAGCAGCGACGGGTTCGTCACGTTCGGCGCGGGGAAACTGGTCACCAGCAGCAACGGGCTCTGGCGGATTCTCGCCCGGAGCGAAGCGAACGACGACGACCAGATTTTCGCGCTGGTCTACCCGCTCAAACCGGGACACCGGGTCTGCACGACGAGCGGGTGGAACGGCACCGCGACCGGCGAGAACTGGTCGGCCAACGTGACGATCGACGGCGCGACGGTCAGCGTGAAATGCCCGCTGCTCCGGAGCGGCGAGTCGATCGCGAACGGGACGACCGTGATCGTCAGCTGGAACGGCTCGGACAACGTGTGGCAGGTGATAGAGGCCCAGTGCCCGGGGAGCTGACATGGCGGGACGTTTCCGATTCACCCCTTTATGCTGCTGCGGAGGCGAAGAGCCGCAGGGGTGCTTTTCGCCATGCATTCCGGCCTGTTCCGTCCTTTTCGACGGTATCTTCAACACAGACGACACCAACACGCCGTTCATGGATCTCGTCGCTCCGTCCCGGCTCTGCGATGACGGCTACAACTTCTGGCGCGGGTTCTACTGTTCGCTCTCTCATATCCTCCCGATCGTGGACCCTTCCGATACTCACGCCCAGACGAATAACATCGTCTGGGCGTTCGGCTATTCTCACGGCGTCCGGAACTCGATCCAGAAAACGACAGACGAGCAGGGGCATATCATCAACGTCTACCAGACAGACGCCGGCTCGATCTTCGACTTCAACAATGTCGGGCTCCACGCCGACTGGACCTACAACGACACCTATTATCCAGGAATAACCGGGCTCTCGCTCACCAATAACAACACCGCCGGGTTCGCTGACTACTTCGTCTACTCGGCGGTCGACGGTCATTACCACTATGACCCCGACGAGTACGAGCCCGTCTGGCAGCAGCTCTTCGCCACGCCTTACGACTTCGCGAACTGTCCGTTCTGCTTCGAGATGACGGAAGCGACCTCCGAGCAGTGGGTGACCGCGCCGTCCGTTCTCAGAACGTGCCTCGGCTCTACCTACGTTCCGCTCTCAGACTGCGGGTTCACGCGGCTGACCGTCTACGCCGACTTCGCGTCCGATTATGACGCGCGGGAGGTCTCCCACACCGAATCCTACGTCACGAACTACGTCACCGACGGAGACGCGATTCTGACATTCCTCGACGGGTTGATCGGCGCTCACGCGACCGACGCGGTTCCGGGCGTTCATCACTACGGGTCCGGGCGGTTCACACTCGACTACTTCGGACTCCGCGCGCCATACCAAAAAATCAGCTATTCTGTATCAGACAACAATATTACCTGTCCGACTGGAGCTTCGTCGTTCTGGGAGACGTTCGAGGGGCGCTACTACCTCGACGCTCCCGACTTCACTCCGATGTTGCCTGTGGATGTCTACGCGTCGGACAACTCGAAGACCGTTCCCGTGGACCAGTCCGACCCGACCCAGGGGACCTACACGTCCTACCAGAAGTTCGGCGACCGGACCGTCCCGGTCAATCTCTGGTCAGGACAGTCCACGCCTTGGACGGAAGGGCAGAATGGTTTTCTAGGCGACTATATCGCCTCGGCGCGGTTCTATTCCTACGCGCCGTCAATCATTACGTCAGCGGCCTATACGTCCCGGAACAGTTTCCTCCCGTTCGGGAAGGAATGGAACGGGAGACTGAATCTTTTTGGTCGCCAGTGCCGCTACCGTTTCCCGCTCGGCCGATACACGTTTACACTACCGTCATCCTTGCCTTCACCCCTCACCGACCCGTCGATAAGAATCTCAACGGGTCCGTTCTTCATCTATCAGCTTACGCTCGACAAGGCGAACTACGACTTTGTTTGGGATGACTTCAATTTTATCGCCGCGCATTACCCTTCGTCACTAAGCGGGACATACGATGAGTTCTTCACGGACTCCCTGGCGATACTCGAACAGGAGACAATCAGCTCCGACCCGGACTATGACGAGCCTTCAGGTGTGCTTCTCGGCTGGAAACAAGGGGCGGTTCCCGCTTCTGCAACAGAGACGACACCGCCAACACTCGTGCAATACAACAGACATGTGATCTATTATAAGTCCGACAGACTGGGTGCAAATACTTACAACCAGATCACCGGGTGGGGTTACGGTGTCGCCAACAAGATCGTCAACTCTGTCCGCTCCCACTTCCAGACGATGGGGTTCGTGACCTCGCGTTCGCTCGGACTCGGCGACCTTCTCGCTTCCGACACCAATGTAGACAACATTCCGATTCCGACCGGGGTCAACACATGCATCGGGTCCTATACGCTCGGATGGAGGACGATCGCGAACCCGGACGACGGCAAGACCTACATTATCCCGTCAGTTCCCCAGTCCGTGATCGCCGACCTCATGGCCGACGCTTACGTGATTGTCGGCTATCAGACCGCAGAAGCCGGGGCGACCTACTACTATTACCCATACATCTGGATCACGGGCTACCTGGTCTACAATCCCGACAAGCATTACCCTTATGAGAACTCCGGAGGGAACTCCTGATGACGTGCAGATGCAAGCAGACGAACCCGACCGGGCGCGATCTCTGCCGGTTCTGCACACCGACCTCGGTCTGGTGGAACCGGAACGAGACGTGCTGGCTCTGGCACTGTTCGAACCCGGCGATGAAGACCGACCCGCCGGAGTGGGCGTTCGGCAACACGCGCCGCGCGACAGTCGGCGACTCGCCGGCCGGCGCGATTCTTCCGGACGCCGATTACATCGCGGTCCGCTCCTGCTTCTGCCGGTGCGAAAGATGCCCGCATTTCGCGCGCGGGAGCAAACCGCCCGCCGGTGCTGCCGGTCTGTCGATGTAGGTAGTAGAGGAGGAGTTTCCATGGAATACTGCAGCGCGATGGCTTCCGGCAACCAGATCACGGTCACCTGGGACGGGGCGCTCGAACGGGCGGACCTGTACCGGTCGGGCGACGGCGGCGCGAACTGGCAGCGGATCGTCGCCAACATAACCGGCGGCCGGTGGACCGACAGCACCGCCCGGCCCGGAAAGGTCTATTTCTACCGGGCGGAGCGTGGCGGGGAATCCGCCGTCTCGCTTCCGGTCTGGATCGTTCCGGTCTGGGGATGGAACACGCTCACGCAGGCGCTCACCGCGAATGACCTGGTGAACCGGCCGACGCTTCGGGCGCGGATTCTCGACTCGACGAGCCGGACGGTTCTTCAGCCGGAGACCGTCACCAGGATCCGGCTGGCGGTATTTTCGGTGTTCGACAACGACGTGACCGCCCAGCCGCGGTTCCGACCGCTCAGCGAAGAGATCGAGGTCGATCCGCTCGCCGCGCTGCTGCCGAACCTGGTGACCGACGGCGTCTGGTTCGACGAGACCGGATTCAACTTTTCGCACGTGCCGCCTTTCGACCTCGAGCCGGGGGACTACGCGTTCCGCTACACGCTCGAGACGGACTCCGGCCAGATTTTCGTTCACTTCCGATACCATTCCGAGTGCAGGAGGGCCTAGCACATGACCGCGAAAAAGACAGCAAAGACAGCCAAGACCGCCGCCGCGAAGAAGATCGCCGGCGCGGCCGCGGACCTGAAAACGAAGACCGCCGAGCGGGTCGCGTCCGCCAAAGCGACCGCGGCCCAGAGTCTGGGATCGCCCGCCCCTGCTAGGGGCACGGGAGCCGAAAACCGCCAGCCCGGCTCGGGCTGGAAATGGGCGATCATCATTTTCCTCTGCTTCTGGGGCTTTTCCGGCGTGAAGGGGTGTGTCTCTTCCGCTCATCAGAAATACATCGACTGGAAACAGTCCGTGATTCAGCGCCTGATCCCGGCCCCGCCGAACCCGTTCGAGCGGAAGACGCGGCCCGACCGGAACGACGGCGGCGACCGCGACGGCGGGATCCGCTGGAAGTTCATCCGCGGGGTCGAGGGGGCGCGTTCGCTGGCCGCCTGGGTCCGGAAGAACGTTCCGGCCGGCGCGGAGCCGGGGACGGTCTACGACGTGGCCGACGCGTTCTACGACGCGGCCGACGCGATCCGGGCCGAGCCGGAGTTCGACGAGCCGGCCGAGGCGGTGGCGGCGGTTCGCGGCCGGCTTTACGGCGCGGCCGATTCGGCGTGGGTCCCGTTCCTGACCGGGCTCGATCAGCAGGCGAACACGTACGGCGTCAAGTCGATCGGCGACGTCTGCTCTTTTTACTACGCTGTGGCCGACGCGCTGTATGACGCGGCGCCGGCGGCGAAATCGGCTCCCGAACCGGTCGAAACCGCCGCGGAGTCCGAAGAGGCGGCGTCGGACGAGACCGCGCCGAGCGAAGCGGTACCGAGTCAGGAGCCTCCGTCTGACTCGGCGGCCCTCCCGCCCGCAGAGCCGGTCTCGCCGGACGCCGCGCAGCAGTGCCCGGACGGCAACTGCCCGAACCAGGCCCCCCGCTACAATTACGGCTACTACAATTACTACGGCTGGAGGTGGTACTGATGGCGTGGACTCCGGAACTCCTTCACGGCGTCTGTATTAACGGGTGCGCCGAGATCGACGACGCCGGCCGCGCGCGGCTCGCCGCGGCGAAAGAGTCGGCCGTCCCCCTCTCGCTCCTGTGGAACAACCGCGGCGAAATGCCGGTCGTCCGTTGGGACCGTGAGCTCCTCGACTGGATCGAAGAGCGCGCCGGCGTTCTCGACGCGGTCCGCCGCTCCGGCAGTGACGTGAACTTCTGGACCGCGTTCCGCGCGCTGTCCGGCCGTGACCGCGCAAGCGACATCCTGGCGTGGAATCAGGGGTCGATCCCCTCCTGCTGCCTGACGGCGACCAGCCACGCGATCCAGGCGGCGACGCTGATCGCCGCGCAGCTCGGCGCTCCGGTCAGGTATGACGCGATCAATCCGATCTACGCGCACTACGTCTCTCTCGGAGGCGTGATGTCGAGCGGCCAGGACTGTGTGACCGCCGGCACGTTCGTCAACGAGAAGGGCGTCTATCCGGTCGCCGCGGTCGGCAAAAACAATCTCTCGACCCCGACCGACTTCCGCCAGTTCGAGGCGGTGGCGCGCGAGAACCGCGTGGCGGTGGCGTTCGTTCCGGACCCGGATCCCGACACCGTGTTCCTGCTGGCGCGCGCCGGCCTGCCGTTCGTGTTCGGCAGCGCCCAGTTCTGCACCGCCGCCGAGCGTGACCGCAACGGCATCGCGGTCGGCCGCGCGTGGACGAGCGGCGCTCACGCCGAGATGGGCGCCGGCGGGTATTGCCGCGCCGAAGACGGCACCGAGTACGCCTACGTCCAGAACTCGCACGGGGACGGCTACGAGACCGACGCCACCGGCCACACGCCGTCCGGTTACTGGCTCACCCGCGACGGGTGGAGCCGCCTCACGTCAACGATGTCCCGCTACGGCGACCCGTTCGTCGTCTTCCCGCGGGCCGAGATTTCCGACCGGCTGACCTTCGTCCCGATCGGGCTGGACAGAAAGGAGCGCCGCGCATGACACCGGCAAGCCTGATTCTTTTCGCCGAGGGCGCCTCGGCGACCCTCTCCGCCAACGCCGACGCCACCGGCCTGGCGCGGGAACAGTTCTGGGGCGTGATGATCGGCGTGTTCATCTTCGTCGCGTTTTCGATCGCGGTGATGACCTGGTTCCTCCGCGGGCAGCAGGGCGCGATCCTGCACCTCTTTGAAAAGTCGATCGACGCCAATGCCAAGCTCGCCGACGCGATCGACAAGCTCGAAGACGAGACCCGCGAGTCGAACCAGAAACTCCAGGCGTATCTCGACAGCAACCTGACCAAGATCGCCGACGCGATCCGCGAGATCGGCGAAGACGTGCAGGACCACTCCGAACGGATCTCCCGGCTTGAATTAGTCTCTCAGAGGAACGACCAATGACCCATCAGATCAGCTCCTGCGACTGTCCAGAACCGCCGTCCGCGGCCGGCTGCTGCATGACCGTTCAGACGCACTGGTGCGGGTGCACGTCCGACGAAGACCGTCTGATCCGCGGGCAGTCGCTTGCGATCGCGCGCGCCGGCGGCGAGGGGGGAAACCTCGACGTGGAGGGGAACGCCACGGTTCACGGCACGCTCACGATTTTCGGCCGCGTGCTCCTTGGCGACGAAGAGACCGCGCTGCACAACCACGCCGCCTCGCAGATCACCAGCGGCGTGATCGACCGGGCGCGGCTCCCCTACGCCACGCTCGACCGCGCCGGCGTGATCTATCCCGGCACGGGTCTGACCGTCGGCGTCCAGGGCTGGATCACGCCCGGCAAGGCGGTCGGCAAACTCGACCTCGACTTTCTCGAAGTCGAATATTCCGCGTCCGGCGTACCGATCTACGACACGGCCGACACGGAGCACCCGATCCACGCGGCGGCGGCCCGCGAGATCGCCGACCGCGCCGCGGAGGCGTGGGTTCTGTCGCACCGGACCGACTCGATCACTCCCTCACCGACAGGCGGCGGCAGCGGAGGCGGCCCCCAGCCGACCGGCGGCGGGTCCGACGACGGCATCCCGACCGTCGGCGCGGTGATCGACTACGTCGACGAGGCGGTCGCCTCGGCGGCGGCCGACGGGCTCGCCGCGGCCCGCGAGGTTTACACGTTCGCCGGCGACGGCGCGAAGAAGTCGTTCCCGATCCAGCACACCCTCATGGAGAAGGAGGTGCTGGCGTCCGTTCTCGACTCCAGCGGCTCGGCGGTCATCGTCCGCATCGTCTTCCAGGCGGTGAACAACCTGCTGGTGATGTTCGCCGATCCGCCGGCGGCGGGCGAACAGTTTACGATAGTCCTCTGCAAATAACAGGAGAAATAGCATGGCAAACGTCAATGAAATTCCGGTAAAAGCGTATCTCAAGCTCGAATGCGAGCCGGTCAACACCGACCACGCGGCGTCCAAGGGCTACGTGGACGGCCAGATCACCGCCCTCGACGCGGCGAAGGCGGCCGCCGAACACACCCACGTCGCGGCCAGCGTCACCGACCTGGGAACCGCCGCGAAGAAGGGGTTCACCACCAGCGTGACCAGCGGGTCCGCCGACCTGGTGACCTCGGGCGGCGTCTACTCGTATATCGCCGGGCTGAACCTCGGCACGACCTACGCCGCCAAGACCCACACGCACTCGCTCGGCAGCATCATCTACTCCGGCTCGACCGGCTACGCCGCCGGAACGACCATCGGCTCGACCTCGACCGACGGCCAGCTCGCCACGGCCAAGGCTGTCTATGACTACATCGTCGGCCTGAACCTCGGAACCACCTACGCGGCGTCGAGCCACAACCACGCCGCCGGCGACATCACCAGCGGCACGCTCGGCAGCGCGCGCCTGCCCAACGCGACGACCAGCGCCAAGGGTGGCGTCATCGTCGGCGCCGGCCTGTCGGTTTCGAGCGGGACGGTCAGCGTCGATTACGCGACCTGCAAGACCGGGCTCGGACTCGGCAGCGCGGCGTATCTTTCGACCGGGACCGCCAGCGGGAACATTCCGGTCCTCGACGGCGCCGGCAAACTCCCGGCGAGCGTCATGCCCGCGCGGGTCATCGGCGGCGAGTATCTCGGCGAGGTCTCGAACCAGGCGGGAATGATCGCCAAGAGCACCGCCACGGTCGGCGACTTCGTCAAACGGACCGACACCGGCACCTACTGGATGCTCGGCGTCGACGGCGACGACTCCTACGCCACCGCCGCGAACTGGCACGAATACGCCGGCGCGGTCGCCAGCGTCAACGGCGCGGTCGGCACGGTCACGCAGTCGCAGCTCGGGCTCGTCACGGCGTTCGGCACGAGCAACGCCAACGTGACCGACACCAAGTTCCCGTCGTTCAAGCTGGTGAACGACTCCTACGCGGCGAAAAGCCACACGCACACGTCGGCGAATGTCAGCGATTCGATTTCGGCCGGTTCCGGGATCACGTCGAGCGAAACGAAGCTCGTCCAGGCGAAGGCCGTTCAGGCCTACGTCTCCGGCGCGGGCTACGCGATCAGCGCATTCACCAGCGGCTCCGGCGGTCAGGGGAAAGTCGTCAAGACGCTCGCCAGCGGGACGAACGCGGGATATATCAGCGCGGATCTGATACCGATTGACGAACAATCGCTTGTCACTGATGCCGCAGGCACTTTGCAGGTCAGCGCCTCGTGGCTTAGTGACCAGCTTGCCAGTTTTGGTTATCTGACTGCCAACACCGCGAAATCGACCTACTTGAATCAGTCCGCTACCGGGCTGTCGCAGTGGGATAACGGAGCGACTTACAACGCCGGTGATGTTGTCCTGTACAACGGCAAGATTTACAGCAGTGATTCCGGAAACAACACAGGGGTCTTTCCGGACACCACGGGCGTCACAAAGGCGTGGACGGAGATTTCCATTTTCGACTTGGTGAATCAGAGCAGCCGCTACGACGGCACGATCACCGGGAACGGTTCGACGAGCGAGTTCACCGTGACGCACGGTCTGGGCGTGAAGGACGTTGACGTGGTGCTGATCGACAACTCGACCGACCAGGAGGTCTACGCGGCGGTGACGCTCTACTCGACCACCCAGGTCAAGATCGGATTCGGGGCCGCTCCGGCCAGCGGGAAGGTTTACCGGGTTGTGGTCCGGAAATAGGAGAAACGCTGGTGACTATCGAAGCGCTGGACAATATCGCCTGCGAGTCCGCCCCGGTTGCGGATTCGCATCTGGCTAATAAGGCTTACGTGGACGCCGCCGTTGCCAACGGCGCGGGAACCGCGTCAAGTTCGGGAGATAATATTGTGTCGATACCTGCCCATTCTCTGATTAGTTGCGGTCTTGCGCCGACCGATGACGCGCATCTTGCGAACAAGGCTTACGTCGATGCCGCCGTTGCGGCGGCGGGAACGGCTACTCCGATTGAGGAACCTGCCGGACTCGGCAAGGTCGTGGTCGTCGATACGCTCTCCGACGCGGCGACGCATACCGGGACTTCGCTCCGGGACGCGATTACGGCGGCGACGGCGTGGAGTTCGGTGGTGATTAAGTTCTCCGTCGCGGGGACGATCACTCTCGAACAGGGAGAAATTTCACTGCCGGGGCGGATTACGATAGACGGCGAGAACAAAATCACCATCAGCGGCGGTGGCGTGTCGCGTCTGTTCGTGATCGGCGCGAAAACGGTTCTCTCGCTCCACCGTCTGACAATTACAGGCGGGAACGGGGTCGGCGCGGCTGACAGTCAGGTTCACGGCGGGGCAATCTACTTCGGCAGTGGCGGTGTTCTTCACGCAAGTGATGTGACGTTCACGGGGAACGGTATCAGCGGCACGGCGGCAACGTGCAGCGGCGGTGCGATCTATATCGGAAATTCCGGTCGTGTCTTTTTGAAGCGTTGCACGTTCTCGAACAATTCCGTGACAACGACCGGGACGAACGCGTACGGTGGGGTGATTAACGTCGGGTCTTTACCATTGATTGCCGAGGACTGTACTTTTAGCGGGAATTATGTTTCCGCAGGTTCTAACGGTTACGGAGGAGCTATCAGTGGTGGAAATATGATCCTGCGCGGTTGCGTATTTGACGGCAATCTCAACAATGCCTCACCTGGCACTAAACGCGGCGGCGCGATTTACGATGCTAATGGAACCGCTGTTATTGTCGGGTGTGAGTTTAAGAACAATTCGGTAACAACTGATAGTTCTAGCTGTATCGGCGGGGCTGTCTGCACCGTCTATACAGCGACGGGACAGATGGTGCAAATTGAGGATTGTTCGTTTAGCGGCAATATCGGCCTCTACGGGGCGGCTGTCAGTGTCTATGGGACAAATGCAGGGGTTCACGATATCTTTATTAGACGTTGCGTGTTTGACGCGAATGTTGTCAGCGGCTCCGCACGCGGCGCGGCAATCTACTTTTATTACTGTGACGCGACGGTTGAGGATTGTGAGTTCAAGAATCATTCCGTCGGCGGCGCGAATGTGATCTACGCCTACGGGTATACTGGCGGGATATTTGTTGTGACAATTAACAGGTGCAAGTTCACCGGGAACAGCGGGTCGTTCACGGGCGGCGGGTTTGTCTATGTCTGTAATCAGTCGCAGACCTATCTTTATAACTGTGTATTCAAGGACAACACGTTTACAGGTACGAGCGGGTATCACAGGTGCATTTACGTCACGAACACCGGTTCTTCTGCGTTCATCCAGAATTGCACGTTCAATGGGAACACCGGGGGCGGCGCGTTCTACTGCACGGCGAACACGTCGCTGACGATCTACAATTCGGTCGAGTACGGCCACGCGAACACGTCGAGCGGGGCGTCAAGCGCGACGATCACAGCCAGCAAGTTTCTCTCGGACAAGGATTCCACCGGGCGGGACATTGCCTACGACTCGACCAAGCCGCTGTTTGCCGCAGACGGGTTCACGCCTGTTGCCAACAGCCAGGTCATCGACAAGGGGAACAACAACTATGTGATGACTGCGTATGACCTGCCGGGCAAGACGCGCAAGGTCGGCACGGCGGTCGATCTCGGCGCGGTGGAATATCAGGGAGCGTAAAATGATGAGCATCATCTGGAATTTGCTGAAAAAGTACGGCGCCCGGCCGCTTGATCTGGCAATCCGGGCCGGCGCCGTCATCGATGCGGCGAAGAAGATCGTCGTCTATCTCTGCCTCGTCCTGGTTCTTGCGGCGTCGGCGCTCGCCGACCGTCTCGACCCGCCCGAAAAAGACTAGATTCACGTGTCGGTTTCGGCCCGTGCGCGCCGCCCCGGTTGCCGCCGGAGCGGCGTTTTTTTCGTCCCGGTAGTAAGTAAACCTGTTTACTTATCCGCGCTCGAGCGCCGCGCGGTGAGCGAGCGGCCGGTTGTAGTCCGCGTAGATGTCGGTCGTCTTGAGCGAGGCGTGCCCGAGCACGGTCTGAGCCGCCTCCTTGCCGATCCGCTGATCGATCTCGGTCGCCGCCGAGTGTCTCAGCTGATGCGGCGTGATCTTCACGCCGACGCGGGACGCGGCGCGCTGAACGCAGCGGCGGTAGGTGTCCTTCGAGTAGCGGTCACCCGGCTCATTCTTCCTCGTCTCGACCGGATGGTATTTCTTGTGGGTCGTGGCGTTCTCGACCCGCATCTTCCGAACCAGCGCGTCGGCCTTCGCCGGCGAGAAGACGAACTCGTCCTTCCGCAGGCCGGCCAGGTAGGGCGAGAGGATCTTCTGAGCCCTCGGCCCGATCGGAATGACCCGCCCCTTGTGATGATGTTCCGTCTTCGATTCCGACGGCTCGTATTCCCAGACTCCGTCCTTGAACTTCTCAATGTCGCACGGCCGCATCAGGCAGAGTTCCGTTGAGCGGCATCCCGTCAGCCAGTGGATCTGCATCATGTCGGCAACGGTCGGATTCGTCTTCTTGAGTTCGGCGACCACCTTCTCGATGTCGGCCGCCTCGGCGCTGGTGACGGGAGCCGTCTCCCGCGCGGTGCTCTCGTATTCCCTGAGCGGCTGCAGGTCCCGGAGATCCCAGAGAACCTCCTTCGGCACGAGGCCCCACTGACGGGCGCGTGCGAAGACTGCGATCGTCTGACTCATCCTGTCGTTGACCGTGGTTCGGGAGAGCGGAACCTTCTTCCCGGCTCTGATCACGCGCTGACTGAGCCACCAGTTCCGCAGCTGCAGCAGATTCTCCAGACCGAACCGCTTGACCGGCATCGTGCCGAACATTACCTTGACCGGCCGGAGAACCATCTTGTAGCGTTCGTAGGTGCCGGTGGAGCGTCCGTGCTTCTGGTAGCGTGTCGTGGCGTGTTCGAGGAACCTCTCGCAGATCTGATTGACTGTGACGCCGTAAGCCTTGCGAACCGGGACCGGACCCGACTCGACGACATCCCTGACGAGTTCGTAGAATTTGGCGCGCGCCGGCCCGATGCCGTCGGCGATCTTCCCCAAATAGACCTGACGTGTTCCGCCGCCCTCCTTCGGGAGACGGACATAATACCGTCCGAGACCGGTGTGCTTCCGTATCTGCGGAAGCGCACCCTCAGCTTTTCTACCCATTTTTGCCTCCGTAAAATCGTTACAATCCTCACGAAATCGTGTAAGCCCTCAGAAATCGTGTAAGACTCAACGATTATATCAGAGCGAAAAAAAACGCGCAAGTGCCTTGTTTTCAAGCACTTGCGCGCATGGGCGATGCTGGGCTCGAACCAGTGACCTCAGCCGTGTGAAAGCGGACAGGGCGATTTTGTGTAGATGCCTTGTTTTGAAGGATATGCCTTGTTTTCTGCAGTCAAATCGCTCTGTTTTTGTTGGAACTTCTGGAAATGTCGGTAGAAAAAACGTGTAAAATCGGGGCTAATCGTGTAAGAAATCGTGTAAGATGACTGACCTCTTCCGGAAGTCAGCTGAGGTCAGTCGTGATGGGCGAGCAAAAACCGGCCGATCGAGGCGATCGCAAGGGGAAGAATCGCTGAGACGAGCCCGCCGATGATCGCGGAGAATCCGGCGATGACGAACGAGTCATTGGAGCCGGCGTTCATGAAGCAGAGGATGCCGCCGAGCACGCCGCCGATGATCTCGATCCAGCCGATGATGGTCAGGAATGAGACCCAGCCGTCGAGGGAACCGCGCGCGTCGGCTCGTGCTCGCTCCTTCCGCTTCCTCGCCTTCTCCTCCTTGTCGTCTGCCGGTTCCGGAGCGGGCTCCGGAGCGCTGTCCGTCACGAACGCGCCTCCGGGGGTGAAGACGGTGACGGGCGCGGGTGCGGGTTCCGGCACTGGTTCCTCGACAGGGTAGACCGCCGGAGGGTCGGCCGGTGCGAACTCCAAGCCCTTGATCCGGCGCGCGGGAAGGGTGCGGCCTCCCGCCTCGATTGTCGTCTCCGGGGTGATGGTGCCGTTGGCTGCCAGCGCGCGAAGCTGAGCGGCGTTGACGGGACCGCGGCGCTGATCAGCGTCGAAGTAAAAGAAGTCCATGAGATTCTCCTTGCGTGAGATGACGAAAAAACGCCGGCGGGGGAAGTCCCTGTCGGCGTTGTCTAGTCTAATCGGCGCGCGGTTCGCGGTCAAGCTACTCGACGATCCTCCACGTCCTCCCGCCCGGAAGGTGGAATATTTTTCCCCCCCTCCTGTTCTTGGTGCTCGCCGGGGCGCGGGTGGCAGGCGTCGCGGATCTCCGACGCGTAGTCCCAGATCATGTTCTGCACCTCCGGAGGGAGCGCGTGGATCCGCGCCTTCAAGACTCGCCGATACGTCTCTACGTCCGTCTCGTCCGCCTTCGGCGGCGCGAACATCTCGCCCTCGCCCGTCCGGAACCAATGTTCGTTCACGTTGTGGATGCGGCAGATCGCCGCGATGTGGCGGTCTTTCAGAGCCAGAGAACCGTTCACCCAGCAGCCGACCGTGCTCTGAGCGTAGCCGACTGACTGACCGAACTCCTCCTGCGAGAGATGCAGCGCATCCAGAATCTGTTTCAATCTGTTTTTCATGGTACCTCCTATGTTGAGCTGTCTCTCTATTCTATCATAAAAATACCATTCTCCAATAAGAAATTTAAAAAAATCTTAGAAAATCGTGAAATCGGTATTGTAAACTGATAATTTTTGTGGTATTCTATTAGTAACTGGTAAGCAGAACACAATCAGGAGGTAGAAAAAATGGCTACGATGACTGCAACTACTGGCGCTCAGGACGCGATCCTGGACGGGTTCCGGGCTGACGAACTCCGGCGCGTGGAAGAGCGCGTCGACTGGGCGGAAGAGATGATGGCGCGGATTGTGAAGGCCGGCTGGACTCCGCCGGCTCAGCAGACCCAGCAGACGGAGGACGAGTGATGGCGGTTCGGAACGTGAATCTTGTGACTCCGGAAGAGGCGGGGCGTGCGATCGGCGTGTCTGGCCGGTCGATTCGGAACTGGATCCGGGGCGGCAAGCTCGACGGCTCCTGGCTGAAGACGCCGAGCGGCCAATACCGGGTCAGCCTGCCTGACGTGCAGCAGATCTGCCGCGGCAACGGGTATCTCGGATTCAAGCCGGTCCCCGTCCGCGCGGAAAGGTGAAGTGTTCTCCCCGGCGCGGAACTTCCCTGTCGTTCACCGCGCCAACCTGCCGGAACGGGAGTCCGGCAGTGCCGACGGCGAAACCGTTCTCCCGTCCCAAACCCCGGGGGGCGGCGGTAGCCTGGCCGAGGTGCGCCGTGTGTGCCTCGATAATCCCCGGGGTTTGGAAGTTTGCCCGGGCACAACCACGGCGGCCAAGCCTCAGCGGCGAGGCCGCGCCGTCTGCATAGCGGTGCCTACTCCTTTTGCCCGTCACGGTCGCCATAACGGCGCCGCGGTTCGACTCCGCGGGACGGGTATCGCAGCGGGCCGGGTGCGTTGCCCGGGCCGGACGGAACCCAAACCTCACTCGATTATGACCCCCTGTCCACCCGCTGCGTAATCTACCACCCACGGAAGGGCCTCGGCTCTTCTCAGCTATCGAAAGACGGAATATGGCAGTCTGGTTAAGCGTGAATCGGTTAGAGACGGAGAAGGGCGTCTGGACGGTCGTCCGCGTCGAAGGGGACACCTACGGCATCAAGGATCAGATCAAGGCGTGCAGAGTCGAGCCGTGGAAGGCGTTCCGCTACGGGTTCCCGTTCGACCTGTTTGTCGCGTTCAAGCAGCACTCCGGGCTCGACAGCGAGGAGCTCACGCGGTGGCTCGACGCGAACGCCGACAGGCACGACAAGCGCTGGGCGACTTACACCGCCGGCGCTCCGGAGATCAACCGCGGGAAGATCGACGCGCTGGCCGCGGATCTCGCTCAGCGGTGCGGGATGATCACCTTCCCGGTCCGTGAGACCCAGCCGCTGTTCCTCGCTCCGGAAGGCAAGCTCGGCACGATCGGCGCGGATCCGGGGAACGGCGTCGGGCTCGGCGATGAGGATGTCGCTCCGGCGGGTCCCGCCGAGGAGGACGAGTGGACCGACCCGGACACGGATCCCGATCTGCCGTTCTGAACAAGGAACAAGGAAGGAGAACAAGGCATGGAAGAGCACGAATTTGACGCGGCGGAAGTTTACATGATCGCGCTCAACGCGGGCGCGCCGGTGAGCGACTGGATCGAGACGAAAGAGTGGGCGGAGGCGGTCTGCCGGGTGCAGACCGAGGAGGAGTTCCGCCCGATCGATTAGCCCCCGGCGACCAGAATACCGGAGTCGAGTGGAAGGGCGGGTGCGAGTCCCGTCAGCGGGTCAAAGGGGGCGGTTATTAACACAATCACGGAGGCAAACATGCAGGATCCACGGTTCGTTAAGCGGACGGCGGCGGAGTCGGTCCCGGAGAAGCCAGCGCCGCTCTCGATGAGCACGGCGGTCGCGCTCTGGAATACCGCGCGCCGGGAGGAGAAGTATTTTCTGGCGGCGCTGGGTCGCGCTCTCGACGGGCTCTATTCACGCGACGCGCTGACGCCGCGGCAGTACCAACGGCTGATGACGCGGTGCCGGAAGGCGGCGGAGATCGTCGAGACCCTCTTCGTCAAAGCCGAACGGCTCGGCTACTTCCGGGACGGAGGAGGGACAAGATGACCGGCGTGAAGAGAGCAAGGCGTGGCGAGGCGAAGGCGTCGGCAATCGACTATCCCTACCGTCACGGCAAGCGGTGCGCGACGTGCCGGTTCCTGGCGCGCGGCAACCGGTGCCGTCGGTTCGGGCTGGTGATTACAGATTTGAAGTCCCGCGCCGAAACGTGCGGGTGTTTCAAGTGGGAAGGTAAAAAGACGGAGGTGAAGCGTGACGGCTCAGAGAAGTAAGGCGGAGGTGGACGCTCTCGATGCGCGCGCGTCGGCGATCATGGCTCAGATTTACAATAAGGTGAGACCGCGCTGGCCGAGCCTCATCGAAGGCTGGCCGGAGTCGCTGGAGAAGGATATTGCCGCACGGCTCTGGGATGCGCACGCGGTCTACTCGACGAAGACGTGCGGGAACGAAACGAAATACAACGTGCTCCGCGAGGCGATAAGGTTCGCCGAAGCGGAACTCGAAAAACTCAATGCAGTTACGGAGGAAAAGTGATGAAACGAACATTGATGTTCATGTGTTTGTGCGCGCTGGCTCTGATCAGCGGATGTTCGACCGCTCAGGCTCAATGCCCCGGCGGGAACTGTTCCCGCGGCTGGGGCGTCTGGTCGCCGTGGGTCGGCGGGTATTACTGGCAGAGCCCGTGCGCCGGCGGGAAGTGCGCCGTGAAGAAACCGGCCGCCGAACCGGAGGAGTCGAAGGCCGAGGAACCGGCTCCGGAGCCCGCTGACACGGCGCCGGAGATCGTCGAGGAGCCGGTGATCGAGGCTCAGCCGTCGCTCTGCGAGATCGTCTCGGAGATCGTGAACCGTCACCGCGAAAGACTGGGTCTGCCGGCGCTGGAGATCGATCCGGTTCTCTGTCAGGGGTGCGAAGAACATTCCGTCTGGATGGCCGCCAACGGGTTCCGGCACGCCTACGGGATCGGCGGCCGCGAGTGTATCGCTATGGGGATCCGGTCGCCGGAAGCGGTGATCACCCTCTGGCTCGGCTCGGACGGACACCGCGCGATTCTGCTCGGCACCGGCCACGCGATCGGCGTCGGCCGCTGCGGGAACTACTGGACCCTGAGGGTGAGGTGAGCGGATGACACGCACGCCCGAACAGATTCGCATACATGATCATTATCTCAACATCGAAGTGGAGCTGGCGCGTCTTGCGGACGCTGCGTCGGACGCGGTGGATCTGGCAAGCATTCTCACGGACGGCCCGGGAGTCCCCTATGTGCTCTGGCATGATGCTGTCCAAGATATGCCGAAGGCGATCCGGAAGATCGAAAACCGGCTTGAAAAGGTCAAGAAGCTATGGAAGCAGAAGTAGGCGGGGTATCTCAATAGGCTAGAGCGCGGCATTTGTAATGCCGGGAATGCCGGTTCGAGTCCGGCTCCCGCCTTTCGGTCGAGAGGGCTCGGCCGGGTAACGAAGTTTTGATTTAACGGAGGCAAACATGGTAAATCTTGATGACACTAGGAACTTGGAACGGATAGCCGCGGCGCTGGAAGACATTTCGCGCGGGATCGGTTCGCTCCGGGACGGGCAAGCGGTACTGATCGCGCTCGAGCAGTCGCGCGACAAAGGGCTCGACACCATCGTCGATGCCTATGAAAAGTGGGGAGAGGCGGCTGGCAGGGTCGCGCGGGAACCGGAGAAGGCCGAAGCCGCGGCACCCGTCGAGACGCGTCCGACCGCGATCCCGGTCATGCTGATCGTTGAGGTGCTGATCGCGCTGATCGGGATCTTCCGCCGGCTGAACGTGGACTCGATCGAGGACGCGAAGCTGCGGATCCTCAGCCGCAAGCTCGAGCCGTATCAGCCGGTCCGGCCGGCGGGGAAGGAGGCGGAGTGATGAGCGTCAGTGTATTCAACAACGAGATGGTCAAAAGCGTGAACATCCAACAATGTGTGAATTCATTTTCTCGTTCTAAACTGCTTGCAAGACTTCTTAACAATTCGAAGGACGTGAAACCTTCCGCTAACGGGTTCGTGCAAGCCGCTTTTGATCGCGCGCATCATGAATTTTTCACGAGACAAGATGTTCTCGCTGAGAATGTGTTCTGGTGGAAAATTGGGGCGATTATGAACATTCTGGGGAACGTGTATTTCCCAGAAACGTATCATCGCTATGTCAAGAACAACTCGTCAAGGAAACAGGATCCGACGAAGAGGGGCTCAAGTACGTTTGTATCAACGTTAAACAATGTTGCCAAGTCTTGCGAGGATTGCAAGAAGGAATCATGGCGCAAGAAGATCAGCGAGTCGCGGTACATATATTTCGTCCCGGCCGTGATATATGCCGGAATATTTACGGATAACATGTCCAAAGACGTGACGTTGCCGCAAGCCGACGAAATGCTCTCTGTAATTCAAAGGAATTACACCGCCGCCTGTCTTCCTTCGCAAAGTCGCATCACTAAAAACGAGGGAATCCGCAGCATCATACGAGAAGTCCTATCTATGTCCTTCCCCGAAGTGAGTGACACAAAATTGGTTGACAATCCACGATTATGGATGCGGATCTCGCATTTTTTGTGCACGGATGTCGGTCGGGCAGATTTCCCGATTCTTAACGGCATGGTTTACTCCGACAATCCGGACATTAAAAACATGTACTACAATCTCGGATCTGACATAAGCTCTGTCTCCGAACAGGAACCGTGCTGTTACAAGCTTCTGTCGAAGCCTGTAAACGAGGGGGTGAAAAGATCGCCGCGGCTGTATTTTGTCCCGGTGCTGTACCATGTGTTGGACGCGTGTGAGCAATTTTTCTGCCGGAAACTTAAGCAAGAACAGGAGGCCGGCGATGGCGAATAGTTCCGGAATCTACAGCGCGATCGGCGACACGTCGAAGAAGATCTACGACGCTTGCGACGTGCTGATCGACGTGTTCAACCAGGTCCGCCCGGCGGACGCGCAATCGATCGCCACCCTGTTGTGCCGCGGCCCGAAGGGGGCGAAGTACCCCTACCTGGTGATGATGGGACCGGCTCCGACGATGTGCGCCGGCGCGACGGAGGCCGCGCGCGGGTTCTTCGACCGGCTGAAAGAGCGGTTCGACTCCGAGGATCGGTTCCCGGAAGATGACGATGAGGAGGGCGAAGATGAGCACGTTTTGTAGTCCAAGGACGGATGAGAGCCGGACGATTGTGTCCGGTTCGTATGATACGGTCGAAGAGGCGCGGGAAGGCGTTCGCCAGCTCCTGCTCGATCTCGATCCCGCGCGGGCGCGGCGGTGCGGCTACGTCACGGTCAGCCCGAACCCGCGGCGCGCCGAGGCCGTCGGCGCGATTCTGCTTAAGATCGCGACCTCGCCGACCGGATGGGTGCCGGAGTCCGATCTGGTTCACACGGACTACGACTCCAAACGAAAGATGATGTCGCGCACCGTGCGCGATCTGGTGTATGCCGGTGTGCTCCGCGCGAAACAGACCAACCGCGGATTGTCCCTGACCCTCAACAACTGGACACTTACGGAGGATAACAATGCCGACTAGAGAACACATCATTAAGACGTGCGACGGGGTGAAGGATCTCCTCGTCAGGAAGAACGCGAACTACGGGAACGCCGTCGCTCAGGCGCCGGTTCTGGCTCCCGGGACGGCTCCGGGGACGGCGATCCTCGTCAGGATGAGCGACAAGATCGCACGGTTCGCCTCGCTGGCGCGCGGGACGCGCGACCTGGTCGGGGAGTCCGCGGTCGAGACGATGACCGACCTTGTCGGCTACGGGATCCTATGGCTCGCAGAATACGCCGAACGGACGGATGAGCACCAGGACGCGGGACCGCGCGAAGAGGTCCCTTGCGTCGATTACGACGGGCTGGAATGCCCGATCTGAGAGGAGGTGACAGGATGCTGGTTATCACACCCCGCACGGACGAGGAGATTGTCTTCTTCGACGGCAAGACGGAATTCGGCCGGATGAGGCTGTATTACCGCGACGGACGGTGGAGAATCGGGTTCGAGTTCGACAAGCGGATCGGTATCGCACGTGAAAAAATTCAGAAAAAGCAGAAGAAAACGGAGGTAAACAATGAGTAATGCTATCGTCAAGACAACAGAGGGGACGCTGGCGCCCGGAATGTTCGACTCGATCGAGCAGATGACCGCGGCGCTGACCGTGGCCGAGAAGGTCTCGCAGTCGAACATTCTTCCGGACACGTTCAAGGGAAAGCCCGGGGACGTGCTGATCGCGCTCGATATGGCGCAACGGCTGCGGATGAACCCGCTGCACGTGATGCAGGGGATAGTGATCGTTCACGGCCGCCCGACGTTCTCCGGTCAGTTCTACGCGTCGCTAATCAAAGCGAGCGGCGAGTTCACGAAGTATGACTACGAGGAGAAGGAGGAGAACGAGACCGTCAAGGAGGTCGGCGGGCGGAAGAACCGCGCGTGCCGGATCGTCGCGGTCCGTCCGAACGGCGAGAAGGTCGCCGGGCCGTGGGTCGATTACAAGATGGCCGTCAAGGACGGATGGGCGACGCGCTCCGGATCGAAGTGGCAGACGATGCCCGATCTGATGCTGAGATACCGCGCCGCGTCGTTCTTCGTCCGGACATGCTGCCCCGACGCGTGCATGGGGCTCAGAGACGAGTTCGAGCAGGAGGATATTCCGGTCAAGGCCGAACGTCCGCGCGCGATCGTCGAGACCGAAGTGTTCAAGGAGGCCGAGACCGTCGAGGCGGAGGTGATCGAGCCGGAAGACGAGGGTGTCGACTACTCGGACGCCGCCGAGGTGATGAACCAGACGATCGAGCCGCCGGCGCCCGACCCGAAAGCGGTGGAAGGAATGTGCTCGTTCTACTGCCGGCAGATCGAGTCCGCCAAAACATCCGCCGAGCTGAACAGCTACGTGAAGACCGCCAAGGAGAACAGCCAGAATTTCACCGACGAGCAGCGGCAGCGTCTTAACGACGCGTTCGCGGCCAAAAAGGAGGCGCTCCGGAGGAAGTGAGAAAGCCGGTTCGGATCATCCTCGAGTGGGACGGCGTTCCTCCCAGCGCGAACCGCGTCTGGCGGAATACGCGGGGCAAGACCTATCTCGCTCCCGAGGTGATCCGGTACCGCTCGAAGGTGGCCGCCGAAATGTTCGGCGCGCTCCCTTCGCCGTGGAAGTGGGTCTGTGTCGATATATCGATCTCACCTCCGGACCGCCGGAGATTCGACATCGACAACCGAACGAAAGCGCTCTTCGATGCGCTGACGCACTGCGGGTTCTGGTGGGACGACGAATGCGTCGTCGAGTTCTCGGTGGTGAGGCGCCCGCCGGTCAAGGGAGGACGGACGAGACTGGAGATATATGGGACGACCGGCCAGTACCGATCAGATGATTGAGAATGTGTTGCCGCTCGTTCGCACGATCGCCGCGGCCTACACCGTGAAGTTCGGGATCCCGAGCCTCACGTTCGACGATCTCACGCAGATCGGCTCCCTCGCGCTGGTAGACGCAGCGCACCGGTGGAAGCGCGGCCGGCGATACCGCGACAGCGGCCAGACGGAAGGCCACTTCTGGGCGTATGCCAAGCCGCGGGTGATCGGCGCGATGATCGACGAGGCGAGGAAGGAGTCCAAGTCCCGGCTCGTGCGGCCGGTGAAGTTCGTCCCGCTCGAACTCGAAGACGAGCCGGCGGCGGTCGACGCAATCACGGACGAGTCCGAAACAATCGAGCTCGTCCGCGATCTATACAACCGGTTCGGGGAGAAGGTCTGCGAGTTCGTCACCGACTACGCGCTCAACGACGTCCCACAGGCCGAACTAGCCAAGAAGCATGGAATATCCCAGGGCTCCGTCTCGAATCACTGGCAGACGGTAGCCGAACGAATCAGGAATATTTTGGAGAATTGATATGGCTGACAAAAAACGCGGAAGAGATTACAAGCCAGGACTCGACAGGACGCAGTTCGACACGAACTTCGCGCGGAAGTCAGCCTCGCTCAGCATCCGGCAGAGATACGGGCTCGAAGGGCTCGCCGTTCTCTACGAGGTGATCGTCTGGATCAACGAGGATAAGGGGTGCTACGTCGCGGCTCCGACCCTCCGGAAAGTCGCTGAAAACTTCGCGATGACCCGCTTGTTCGACGTGACCAAAATCGACTGGGTCATGGACGTTTTCGAGTTCATGCTCGAGATCGGGTTCTTCGACCCGGAGGCGTTCGAGAACGACCAGATTCTGACCTCCTTTGGCATCGTCAAGAGGTGGTATCGCGCCAAACGGAACCCAGATTCCTATCCTCTTCCGACTTCCGTCCGCACCTATCTCGAGACCCTTGTGACGACAGAAAACGCGCAACAAATCACCGAAAACGAGCAACAAATACAAGAAAACGCGCAACAAATCACCGAAAACTGCAATATATGCGCTAAAGAAAAGAAAAGAAAAGAAAAGAAAAGTACCCCCTTACCCCCCGCTGATGCGGGGGACGATGGGGGGGAGGATGAACCTGTTCAAGATTCTCTTCCGGAAGACGGGCTGACCGAGCCCGAACGCGAGGTCGTCGAGGCGTGGAACCGAACCTTTCCCGCCGGCGACCCGAGGCACCTTCCGGGACCGCCCTATCCGCTCAACGGGCTGTTCAAGCCGAACCTCTTCCGGGCGCTGCAGTCGGGTCTGACGGTGCAGCAGATCTCCGAGGCGTTCGCCGTGCTCCGGGATTCCGATCACGCGTGGCAGCTCCACTCCGCCGTGAAGGGCGAGAACGTCCGGCTCCTGCTCACCGAGAAGACGCGGAAGAAAACCCGCGCCGCGCCGAAGGCTGACACGCAGCGATACACCAGCCAGGACCAATACCGGAACTACGCCGTCACGCCGGCGCTCGCAGGAGGTGCACGATGACCGACACACGCAAGCAACTCGACCCCGACCGTCTCAGGACGAACGCTTCCCGCTGGTTCGCCGGTATGCTGCGTTCCCGCGGCCACGAACTTCCGGAACCCGTCCGGACTCAGGCGACCGAGTTCTTCCTGACTTACGCGCTCTGGTCCTACGGGTTCGGCCCGAAGCCGAAGGGGCTGATCGTCTTCGGTCCGATCGGCGCCGGCAAGACCACGCTCTGCGAGGACCTGGTCGACGGGATGCGGCGGCTCCGGAACGCCGAGAAGATCACGATCCTCAGAGCTCGGCGGATGGCCGAGGACTACTCGCAGTTCGAGGACTATCTCGACTGGCTCCGGAGAATCAGCCGGGCGGACGTGATGATTGACGATTTAGGAGCTGAGGGAAGTTCGTCCCGCTACGGCGTCCCCTGGTCGATGGCGGACTACCTCGACGACCGCTACATCGCGTGGAGGGAACACCAGCGGATCACGCTGATCACGACGAACCTCACGGGGCTCGAAGAGATCGTCGAGCGATACGGACACCGCGCCGAGTCGCGGATCCGCGAGATGGTCACGCCGATCGTCTACGCGCACCCGGACCGGCGTCCGGTCTGGCAGTGAGCCGGGGGGCTTAGGGACTTCTCGGCGGTTCCGAAATGAACCGAACCCGAAAGGTTCGGAGGAATAGCCTGGTTACTTACGGAGGGTGACGGGAGAGATACTTGGCGAAGGAAAGGAAGTCAAGAGCTTCGGCGAAAAAAACGCCGGCTACGCTGTCTGAGTCGCCGCTGGTCGAACCGATCGTGACCGCTCTGGTTCGCGGAGTCGAGCTCGGCGGCCTCCGGAAGAGGCTCGCTCAGCAGCAGAAGGTCACCGACGCCGAATGGGACGAACTGGTCCGTGTTGCTCGTGGGCTGATCGTCCGCGCCGCGTCGTTCGATACGGTCGAGGAATACGGCAAGGCGAAGAAGTCGTTCGAGGAGCTCTACCAGGCCGCATGGCAGCAGGGTGACTTGAAGACCGCGCTCCAGGCTCGGAAGGAGATGGTCAGCCTCTACGGGCTCACCGAAGAGCGGAATACGCGAGCTGTCGAGGAATCCTATCAGTCGGCAGTCGAGGCTCAGATACGCTCTCATCTCGAACCGCTCGGGATCGCGCCGGCGGGAACGGAGATCGTCGAGCTGGCGCGCCGTGTAGCGGTGTATTTCGCGGATCACTTCGATGTGTCGAAGAAGGGGAAACGCCGTGCCCGTGCATAAGTCGAAAAGCGAGACTTACCAGGCGTTCAAGGAGAAGCGTGCGGAGATACAGCGCGCGAAGTCTCTTCTCGGGAGGGAGATCGGACCTCTGCCGGCGATCAAGGATCCGCGGCGCCGGGCGCGGGGGCGCGTCGATCTGGCTTATTTTCTCCGGACTTATTTTCCGCTGAAGTTCTCGACGCCGTTCGGGAAATATCACCTTGAGCTGATCCACGCGCTCGAACACTGTCTCATTCACGACGGCAAGCAGGCCGTGGCGATGCCCCGCGGGACGGGCAAGACGACGATCGTCAAGTATGCCGCCGTCTGGGCGCTGATCTACGGGCACCGCCGGTTCTTAATGATTTTCTCGGCGACGCAGCCGGAGTCGCGGAAGATCCTCTCGTCGATACGCGGCGCGCTGGCGGTGAAGGGGACGACGCTTGCCGAAGACTTCCCGGAGGTGTGTGTCCCGTTCGCCTCTTTGGGCAACTCAGCGATTCTGGCGCGGGGTCAGCTCCTAAACGGCGAACTGACCGAGATTATGACCGGAGCGGACGAGCTGAACTTCCCGAAGGTCCCAGGGTCGAAGAGCTCCGGAGCGACGGTTCGCGCCGTCGGCGTGTCCGGGTCGTTCCGCGGCGCTTCGACCGACTCGCCGTTCTCGCTCGGCGACCGGCCGGACTTCATCATCCTCGACGATCTCCAAAAGGAGGAGCTGGCGCGCAACCCCGAACGTGTTGCCGATCTCGAGGAGAAGATCAACTCAGCGATCGAAGGTCTGGCCGAATCGGGGTACGAACTTTCGATGGTCATGACGTGCACGGTGTTACAGCCGGGGGATCTCGCCGACCGGTATCTCAATCCGGAGATCTATCCCCAATGGCACGGAATCCGCGGCCGTATGCTCGACGAGCTGCCGGCGGACATGGACCGGTGGCGTGAGTTCCGCTCGATGCGCCGTGAGGATCCAGGGAAGGCTCACCGGTTCTACTGGGTCAACCGCGGCGCGATGCGGAAGGGCGCCGAGGTGTCGTGGCCGGAGAAGTTCGACCCGAAGCACTACTACGACGCGCTCGAGATGGCGATGACGCGGTGGGCGGACAATGAGCGCGGGTTTTGGAGCGAATGCCAGAATCAGCCGATGCAGCCGGCCGGCGCGGCGGTGCAGGTCCCGGCCAAGGAAATCATGCAGCGCATCAACGGTCTCGACCGGCGCGAACTTCCGGAGACGGCGGCGCTGATCACGGCGTTCGTGGACGTGCACGACGATCTCCTCTACTGGGCGGTCTGCGCGTGGGACAAGGACGGGTCCGGGTTCTGTCTCGACTACGGCACGTTCCCGGAACAGCGGCGGCACTACTTCAGCAAGCGGGACGGCGGGCTCTACACGATGCGCGACCGGTTCCGCACGACGGCGAACCTGTCGCTGAAGTCCGGGCTCGCCGAGCTGTTCGGCGCGATGGTCCGCTGGCAATACACCGACGGGATCGTCGATCCGAAGGCGATCGATCTGGTCTGGGTGGACGCGCGATACAAGCACGAAACGGTTGAGGCGGCGATTGCTTCGGCGCACGTGGCTGACCGGGTGATGCCGGCGATCGGCGCGAACATCGGCGCGACGAATAAGCCGATGCTCGAGTGGAAGGACGAGCCGGGGCGTCAGAAGTTCCCGCATCTGGTGAAGGAGAAGCGCAAGGGATGGCGATACAAGTCGGTCCAGACCGACGTGAACTGGTTCAAGTCGCTTCTCCACGAAAAGTTCGCGCTGGAGCCCGGAGTGCCGGGATCGTTCACGTTCTGGGGGTCGGATCCGACCTTTCACCGGATGATTGCCGAACACTGCAGCGCGGAGACGGTGCAGCTGATCTCATCCGGCCAGTATGAGGTCAACCAGTGGCGGGAGAAGCCGCTGCGGCCGGATAACCACTTTTTTGACTGCCTCGTCGGGAATCTCGCCGCTTCCAGCGTTCTGATCAGGACCGAAGAGTCCGAGATGATCCGCGCCGGCCGGTTCTCGGGCTAACGGCGGAACAGCCGGCGGAACAGAACGACGAAGATGTCGATCAGCGTTTCTATCACGCTTTTTTCGGTGCGAAAGTCTCTCATTCAGCGAATTATACCTCCAAAAATGGGTTCTGTCGATGTAGTTAAGCGAGGAGGGCCGTGGGCATGAAGTGTCCTAAATGCGGGTCCGCGAAAGCGGATCAAATCAACGATTACACGATCGACGTTCAGCCGTTCGGTCTGATCCGGTTCCGCCGGAACCGGTGCAAGGATTGCGGACAGATCTACATCTACCGTGGCAAAGTGGAACCGGAGGCAGAGGCAGACGATGGAAACCAGGGAACCGACGAACGAAGAGATCCGGCGCCGCCGGCTGGCGCACGTCCGGAAGAGGATAGCGCTCGTGGAAAGCGCGCTCGAAAACCCGGACAGCGTAATCAACGTCGCGCTGGACGGGGTGAGTGAACAGTGGGTTCCGCGTGAGACGCTCGTCCGAGAACTGACCGAGCTCTACGCTCAGGAAGACCGGCTCCGCGGTTCCGGGTCCCGGGTCCGCTACGCCGACACGTCCCGGCTGACAGGGTTCTGACGATGGGAATTTTTTCGATCTTCAAGAAAAAGCAAACTCCGAAACCGGCGTCCCGGCTGGTGCCGCTGGCGTATGAGGCGGTGAAGTCGGACCGGATCCGGAAGCCTCCCTATTACAGCACCAAGAGCGAAGACCGCGAACTGACCGAACGGGAGCGGCAGCTGCTGATCTCCGAGGCGCGCGATTCGCTCCGGAACTTCACGATCGCCGGGTTCGCGCTGCGGAAGCACCTCCAGAGCATGAGCTTCTACCGGTTCACGGCGCAAACGCCCGACGGCGCGTTCAACCGCCGGCTGGAATCGCTTGTCCGGACGTGGAAGCGGCGGACGAACTGCGACGCCGCGGGACGGCACAACTTCGACACGCTGATCGGTCTGATCGAAAGCCACCGGGCCGTGGACGGAGATGTCGGGATACTCCGGCTGAGCAACGGAAAAATCCAAATCATCGAAGGGGACCGGATTCGGAATCCCTCCGGGACGGACGTGGAGGGGGAGTGGGTCCACGGCGTGAAGATCAACTCCTACGGCCGCGCGCTCGCCTACTCGATTCACAAGCGGAAGATCTACGGCGGGTTCGAGCCGGAACGGATCGTCTCGGCCCGGAACTTCGATCTGCTCGGGTTCTACACGCGGGAGGACCAGATCCGCGGCGAAAGCCTTATGGCGCCGGCGGTGCGGTTCTTCGCGCAGCTCTACGACTCGATCGATCTGGCGCTCGCCAAGCTGCGGCTCGAGCAGGCGATGGGGATCGTCGGGACGTTCGAGGACGCCTCCGGCTTCATGCCGGGACCCGACACGCCGGAGGGACAGGCCCAGCGCGAACGCGAAGACGATTTCGCGCGCCGTGCCGTGGATGTGTTCGGACCGGGGATCATGACGTTCGCGCTCCGGCCGGGGGAAGACGTGAAGTTCCTCGAATCGGGGAACCCGTCCCAGAACTTTCAGTCGTTCTGTGAGACCGTCATCCGCCTGGTGTTCGCCGCCTTCGATATTCCCTACTCGTTCTACGACGGGTCGAAGACCAACTTCTACGGGTCGGAGGGCGAGTTTGAGCAATACATTGACAGCGTCGAGAAGAAACAGCAGCCGACGATTGAGATGCTGAACGAATGGGTGACCGACTGGCTCCTTCCGAACTGGATTCTCGACAAGAAGATCGAACTGCCGGAAGGGTGGACGATCGAAGACGTGGCGAAGGATGTCGGCTGGATGGGCGCGGGCCTGCCGAGCTGGCGTATGCTGCGTCACGTCAAGGATCTTCTGCTGGCGGTTCAGAGCGGGCTTCTGCCGCCGTCGGAGATCGTCGGCGACTACGGCTACGATATACAGCGCAACTTCGAGGACATCGCGGGACTGCGCGAGCGCGCCGCCGAACTGGGAATCTCGGTGCCGTTCGGTCAGGAATCCGCGCAGAATGTGGGGCTTTAAATGGCTGACAGATACGTACCGGCGCGGCCGCTCAGCGGCGGATTCAAGGAGAACGCAGACGGCTCTCTCGACGTGAAAGTCCTCGTCCTGTCGGGCGAGGAGATGTATCGCGACGAACAGGGAGATTTCGTCATCGACCTGGAGACCGTCGCGCTGCACAAGCCGACCCTGATCATGGACTATAACCACAACGAAAGCGAGGTGATCGGACATATCTCGAACCTCCGCTATGAGGAGGGGGGACTGTGGGGCGACGCGCACCTGTTCAGCGCGCGCGCCGGCGACCGCGCCGAGGAGGTGATCCTCCGGATTCTCGGCGGCACCCCTTACGAGATCTCGCCGACGGTGATGTTCAGCGACTCAAACGGCGTGGTGATCGACGAGGGGTTCACCGACGAGGTGAACGGCCGGACGGTCGAAGGGCCGGCGACGATCTTCCTCAACACGCCGATCCGCGGCGTGTCGATCTGCCCCTACGGCACGGACAAGTACACGGGTATCACTACCCTCAAGATGAATCAACCAGGAGATAAAGACATGGCTGAGAACAAGACCAAAGACGCTCTCGCTCATCCGGACCTCGAAGAGATGATCTCCGAGTTCGGGGAGACCGACGGGCTGAAGTATTACCGCGCGGGTCTGTCGCTCGACGAGGCGCGCGCCGAAGATTACACGCTGCTGAAGGCCGAACGCGCCGCGCGGCTCGCCGCCAAGACCGCCAAACTGTCCGACGGCGGAGGGGAAGGGGGCGAAGGCGGCGGCGGAGAAGGCGGCGACGACAACGGCGAACACAACGGCGACATCCAGACCGCCGGCAATCCCGGTGACGAAGGGGGCGAAGGCGGCGGCGACGAAGGAGGCGGGGAAGGCGGCGGCGGGCCGCAGCCGGGCGCCGGAGAGGGAGACGGCGGCGAAGGCGAGCCCGAAGGCGCCAAGACCAAGAAAAAGAAGGAAGAGGAAGAGGACGGCGCCGGCGAGCTGAAGGCGAAGCTGGCCGCCGAACTCGAAAAGCTCCGTGCCGAGATCGCGACGCTCAAGGCGACGTTCCGGCGCGGCGAGGACAATCCGCTCGGAGGCGGCGGCGCACCGAAGACCGAGGACAAGCGTCCGAACATCTTCAAGCAGGCCGACGTGATCCGCGCGAAGGGTATCGAGTAACACACAACCAACAGGAGATAAGACATGGCTAACATGACTTCGGCAGATGTTCTGCTCATCAACAAATCGGAAGCTCTGGTCGGCATCATCACCGAGGTGATCCAGAAGATTCCGGAACTTAACTTCTTCTCCGCGTCTCCGGTGAAGCGGAACGACTACTACACGCTCTGCGTGACCGCCGACCCGTCCGTCGCGTTCCGCGCCACGAACGAGGAACGCACCTGGCAGGCCGCGACGCTCGGCACCAAGCGGATCCAGTGCAAGTACCTGGACGCCTCCTGGATGCTGCAGTGCGCGATCGCCGAACAGGCCGACTGGGGGAAAGAGACCGCAATCGCGATTCAGCAGCAGGCGCATTTCCGCGCCGCGCTCAAAAAGATCGCGGTCCAGACCTGGTACGGCACCGGCGCCGACGCCAAGGGATTCAACGGCCTCAAAGGAATCATCGACGCGGTGGCCGACGCCCAGACCGATGACGGCACCATGAAGATCAACGCCGGCGGCGCGAACGGGTCGAACGGCTCGAGCGTCTTCGCCGTGCGGACCGGGATCGACTCGATCCAGTACGCGTGGGGGAGCGAAGGCCAGCTCACCGAGGGAGACATTCAGAAGCAGATCGTCGGGACCGCGACCAAGGGCGCGTGGTACTACGTGCAGGAGCTCGGCGGGTGGGTCGGGCTTCAGGTCACCAGCCGCAACGCCGCGGCGATGATCAACGGGCTGACTCCGGCCAAGGGGCTGACCGACGACCTGCTCTATCAGCTCCTCGGCAAGTTCCCGGCCGGCGAAGGCCCGGACGCGATTTTCCTGTCGCGCCGCTCGCTCGAACAGCTCCGGAAGAGCCGGACCGCGACCAACGCGACCGGCGCGCCCGCTCCGATCCCGACCGAGATTGAGGGCGTTCCGCTCATCGCGACCGACGCGATCAGCAACACCGAAACGATCTCGTGAGGTGACGCGTGAACCTTAACCAGCACCGGCAGCAGCGCGCGAGCCGAATGATCGCGCGGGCCGTTCACCGGTTCCAGGCCAGAGGGGCGCTCTTCGTCCGCGAGGACGGAGAGTCGCTCCCGGTCGAGCTCTACCGCGGCCGGCCGTCCTGGACCGATTCGTCCGCCGTCGGGACGACTTCCCGCGCGGCTGTCAGCTGGACCTGCTCCGCGGAAACCCTGCTGGAAATCAAGCGGTTCGCCGGCGGGGACGGGTTCTTCGGCGGCTGCGCGATCCGCTATTCCGGAGACCTGTACCTGATCGACCGTCTCGTCCCCTGCATCGAACAGGGTCTCGGAGACGGATACACAATTCAGACCATGAAAGTAGGGCCAGATGAAACAAGCCGAGCTGCTGCGCGATGTTGCTGAGTTCTGCTCGGCGCTGACCGGCAAGACATACGCCGTCGATTACGCGCCGACGCGGAACATCTCGGAGGAGGCGCCGCAATGGATCCGGGCGGTCTCGCCCGGAACGATGCGGAAGGAGGCGCTCACGCGCGGCGTGGCTCCCGTGACGTATCAGGAGGTCCGGGTCTCGGTCTTCGCGCCCGTCGGGCTGACCGGCGACGCGGAGATCGCCGCGGTCCAGGACGAGCTGGAGCTGATCCTCGACTCGATGATGAGCCGCGGCAATCCGGTCAGGTTCACGTCCGGCGACGGGACGGTGACCGGGACGGTCAAGGCCGGCGAATGCCAGCCGGGATTCGACTCGGGCGTCAATCTCGCCGAACTCGAACAGCATCAGCCGCTCCTCCTGGGGAGCGTCAGCGTGATGTTCTTACTGGGATAGCGCGATGGCCAAAAAGGGATTCGAGTGGAACCGGAAGCGGATCGCCCAGGCGATCGGGAAGGTCAACGCCGAGTTCCTTCTGATGGCCGGCGCGTTCGTCCGCAACCGCGCGCGGCAGCCGATGAAAAAGGGTTCGATCGGTCCGGACGGGTCGAGAACCCACGCGCCGCCCGGCAAGGCTCCGTACCGCTACGGGAACCAGTTGTATGACTTCATGCTCTACAGTTTCGACCCGGCGACCAACAGCGTCGTGATCGGGCCGAAGCATCTGAGCGGCCAGCCGGACGGCGTGAAGTCCACGGCGCACCGGCTGGAACAGGGCGGGACAGCGGAGATCTCGTTCCGGCTCACCGCACCTCCGCGGAACATGCGCAGGTGGGGGCCGAAGCACAACACCGGCTCCCGGCCGAAACTGAAGAAGAGACTCCCGGACGGGACAGAGTATTACAGGTATTTCCGGTCGACGGCGGCGCACGAGCGCGCCTCGCAGGCGGCCGGGTTCCTCGCCTGGTGCCGCCGCATCGAGGCGGGAAACCCGCCCGTGACCGTCCGGGTGATGATAGAGCCGAGGCCCTTCATGGCGAAGGCGCTCCGGCAGGTTGTCAGTGAAAAGGTGATGGCGTCCCTCTACGAGAAGGCCGCCAAGAAAGCATACAGATAAGGAGATATACTATGGGTCTCAAACGAGGTTTTGATGACAAGGTGCAGCTCTACACCGCCGCCAACACGAAAGTGACGCTGGCGACGGTCGGCGACATCACCTACGGGTCGAGCAAAACGGACATCCCCGTGAAGACCCGCGCGTCCAACAAGGTGCGGACGATTCCGGGGATGGAGTCCTGCCCGATCACGATCAACGTGCTGGCGGGGACCGACCCCGCCGACACGGCCAGCGTCAACGGCTACGCGCTCCTGCAGAACGCGTACGAACGCGGGATTCCGGTCAAGATGGAGTTCGGCGAGTCGGGAGACTCGCTGTCCGATACGTTCAGCATCCTTTCGTTCGAGAAGGGCGCGCCGATTGACGACCTGAAAACCGCCAACTTGCAGCTCGCTCCGAGCGCGCTGTCGATCAGCGGTTATCCGACCGCCAGCGGAACGCCGGGCGGCACCGGCGGCGAACCGGGGGACACCGGCGGCGACGGCGGAGAAGAGGGTGGAGAGACCGGCGGCGAGGATAACGGCGAACATAACGGCGATATTCAGACCGAAGGGAATCCCTGACCCCGAGCCGGGGCTGGCAGTTTTCCCCACGCGGTCAACGCTGGCCGCTCTGTTTGACTGTTACACACGGAGGCACACATGAGAACCTTTAACGATTCCGAGGGAAGGGACTGGACGCTCGATCTAAATATCGCCAGCGCCCGGCCCCTGTCCGAGTTCTGCAAGCGGTCTGACCCGCCGGTCAACCTGTTCGACGCGACCAGTTTTCTGGCCGCCGTCGGCGACATCATCTTCGCGGTCGATTGTCTGAGCGTCCTGACCGCCGAGCAGCGCGACCGGCGCGGGATGGCCCCCGCCGATTTCGGCCGCGCGCTGAAAGGCGTGTCCGCCTACGAGGCGCAGCGGGCGCTCACGGAGGAATACGCCGATTTTTTCCCCGATCCCGCGACAGCGGGCGTGATAAGAAACTCTCTCCGGCGGCTCAGCGAATCCTCGAAGCGCGAAGAAGAAGTCGTGCAGAAGGTGATGGATCAGGTGATCCGGCAGCGGGAGGAGCGCCTCGAGCTCCTGTCAAGGAGCCTGGATGGTGGTTTAACCTCTTCGCCCGTACAGCCGGCCAAGGCGGACTCGGAGCCGACTACAAACGGCTGACGTACGCCGAACTCGACACGCTGGCCGAGGCGCGGGACCGGCAGGAGTGGACGCGGCTTGCCGTGTGCGCTTTCCACGCGAACGCGAACGTGCGGCCGACCGCGCCGAAGGACGTGATCCCGTACGAGGACGAGGAGGAAGTCGAGCACGTCACACACGATGATTTCGTCCGGGACTACAAGAGAATGAGGGGACGTGACTGATGCCTTTGTCTGGTGATATACGCGCCGGGGGCGCATACGTGGAAGTGACCTGCCAGGGGTCGAAGCTTGAAGCGGGACTGAAGGACGCCGAGAGCGCAACGCAGAAGTTTCAGCGGAAGCTGGACGGGTGGAGCGTTGCGGTCGGCGCGGCGGTTACGGCGGCGTTCGTCGGCGCGGCGAAGGCCGTCAGCTCATTTTTCGGAAGTCTTGTCGAAAAAGGAGACGCGCTCGACAAGATGAGCCAGCGGATCGGGATCAGCGTCGAGGGGCTCTCGAAGCTCTCCCAGATGGCTCAGCTCTGCGGGTCGGATATGGGCACGTTCGAGGGCGCGATCACGAAGCTCCAGAAGGGGCTCGAACAGGCGGCTCAGGGAAGCGCCGCACAACAGCAGGCTTTTCAGCGACTTGGCTTGTCTATCACGGACTTAAAGGCGATGTCCCCGGAAGACCAGTTCCTGACCGTCTCGAAGGCGATGGGATCCTTGACCGACCAGTCCGAACGGACCGCGATGGCGATGCAGTTATTCGGTAAAAGCGGAACGCAACTCATGCCCTTTTTCAACCAGGGCGAGGAAGGGATCTCCTCGATGGAACAGAAGATCGAGGAGCTGGGCGGCGTGATGTCGAACGAAGGCGCCAAGGCGATGGCCGACCTGAAGGACGCGATGACACTTCTCAGGAACGGAATCGCCGGGACCGCTCAGAACCTGATGGCGGACCTCGCTCCCGCGATCACGAAGGGGATCGAACTGGTCACCAAGGCGTTCACGGTGACGAAGCAGTTCCTGTCGAACCACCCGGGAATCAAGATGCTGATCGGCACAGTCGGAGGTGCGGCGATCGCGTTTAGCGGCGCGGCTGCCGCGATGACCGCGTGGAGCCTGGCCGCGGGGAAACTGTCCGCGGCGATCAAGCTTGTCAACGGCGCACTGGCGGTTTTCAAAATGTCCAACCCGTGGATTCTGGCGATCGGCGCCGCCGGGGCTGCGGTCGGGGGTCTGATTGCCTATCTCAACAAGGGCGAGAAGGCGGTCCAGGACTTCTCGCGCAAGTGCGAGGAACAGACACAAAAACACAAGGAGCAGGCTGACGCGAACAACGCACTCATGAACCGCCTACAAGAGCTGGCGGATAAGCAAAATAAGAACGCAGAAGAGATGGCCGAAGCCGAGGCGATATGCGCGCGGCTGAACAGTGCTTACGGCGACCTCGGGCTCTCCGTTGACAAGGCGACCGGCTCGATCAACGGTCTGACCGAAGCCCAGAAGAAGATGGCCGCGGCACAGCAGGCGACGAAGATCGCCGACGTGAAGGCTGAGATCAACGCGCTAAAACAGCAACGCGACGCATCGGATAAGGAAGCCCAAAAGTGGAATAGCCGAATGGAACGTAGCGGCAACGTTTTTAAGGGCGGCTTCTGGGACCGGAGAAGTTCGCAAGAGGAATACAACAAAGCCCGGAGAAATTCCAAAGCCGCATCAGAACAGATCGCCGCGAAAGAGCAATATCTGCGAGAGCTGGAAAACGGAGTCGATCTTGAAGCCACTTCGACTCCGTCGGCTCCGGCCCCTCCCGCCGCTCCTGTCGATACCGCCGACTCGGAACGGAACCGGCTCGAAGGGGTCCGGAACCAGGCGTCCCGGATCGGCGTCTCCGACTACGACCTCGCGCTCCGGGACGCGAAAGCCGCGCTCGAAAAGAATCTCGCCGACGCGCAGAAGGTGAAGGACGCCGACCTCGCCGGCGGGATGAGCAGCGAAGACGCCGAAGCGCGGTTCCGGGAGACGATGGAAGCGGCTCAGAAGATCTACGCCGACGCGATCCACGAAGCGAACGAGAAACGCGCCGCCGAAGAGGAGCGTCTCGCCGAGGAGCGCACGCGGGAGGCGAAAGAGGCCGCCGACGAGATCGAACGCGCCCGGAAGGAGCGGGAGAAGGAGCAGGAGGAGGCGATGCGGAAGATCGCCGAACAGCAGCGGCGGGAGCAGGAGTACCAGAAGGAGCGCGCGAAGATCGTCTCGCAGAACATCAGCGACGGGGTCCGGGAGAGCGCGTCAGTCCGCGGGACGTTCTCCGCGTTCGAGGGGTCACGCGCCGATCCGATCCAACAGAAAATGCTCAAAGCGAACGAACAGATCCAGAAGTTCACGAAAAAAATGTATGACGAGCTGGTCCAGCTCAACGAGAAATACGCCGCAAGCGGGTACGAGGCATGAGCGAAGTCACCAACCTTTATTCGAGCACGTATAACAACACCGCGTTCCTGGTCAACGAACGGCGGACCGACTCCTACGACGAGGGGTCAAGCGGCCAGACGATCACGATGAACTACGAGCTGCAGGCCGCCGAGTCGATCGATCTGGACACGGCGCGGGCGATGGCGCGGGCGTTCATCATGGCCAAGTCGCTGACCTCGCGCGAGGGGCTTCCGCTCTCGTCGTTCACGCTCGAACACGAGAACGAGGAGGACCTCGACATCCAGTGGGCGTTCACGCTCGAATGGTCCACGCCGAGCAGCAGCGGCTCCGAAAGCCAGACGCCCGGAGTGGTGCACATCCCCTACGAGGAGGACGAGTCGTGGTCCACCGAGGGCGGCACCGCGCACATCACCGACGCGGTGTGGCGCTCCGGATC